CTCGTGAAACTTAGGACTGGTCTTTGGTGTGGACTGTAGCGTTATGAATAACTCTGTCGCCCTGTCTCTATGCTCCGATGGAGTAAGCGATCTAGCGCCAGTATTAACCTGCTGAACAAACTGACTACCTTCATCGCCCATGTCGATCATCTTGCCAACTAAGTTATCAAGAACCATGACCAGATCTGCATCGACCTGACCTTCCTTCATCGCAGATATGTACTCCGCAGAGGCTCCAGCTGACTCAAGTGCAGCGCATGTCCGGCCCAAGTGTTCTTCCTTAGCGCCACCCAGCTTCTCGTTGAGCTTACTGTTTTGATCTGCCTGCCACTGTATGGCCTGATCGTTAGAGGAAGTCTGTGCCTCTACCATCTTAGTGGCGTAGTCAGAGAACTGATTCTGACCCCAATTGTGATCAATGCCGAACTTGCCCATGTCCTCAAGTAGCGCTGGATCTAGTGCGTCAGCGCCTTCAGGTAGCTTGTAGCCCGCCACTTCAGTCGGCGGGAGCGTGTCCTCGTCCTCAGTGACAACCCGTAGGTTTGGCCATAGAGATAGTATTCTCGTCTGGGCAGCAGCCTTATCGGTATCGGCAGCATCGTGGGATGGGATCTTGATGTGGGACTCAGCCAGATTGCCTTGGAGCTTTGCTGCGTTCTCCAGAGCACTCAGTACCTCATCAACAGTGCGGACTTTGCCGTCTTTGGTTTTGCGGAGGAATGGTGCGGTCCTCAGCTTGTCTGGCAGTCCATTAACCCAATCGCTGGGCAATGCTTCAGTTACTTCGGTAGTCACTTCTGGAGTGGCCGTCGCTTCTTCGCTCATCGCTGTAAATCCTCTGCTAGTTGATAACTCTCAAGTACGCGGTACGCTTCAAGCAGTGCCGCATTGTAAGCCATTGACGCTATGTCAGCATTGAACACATTGGCTGAACCCCAAGCTGTCTTGAGGTCAGTCATTAGTTCGTTACCATCATCTGTATTCAATAGCCGGTGAAACTTCGCTAACTTTGCTCCGCGCTCAATCATATGGGCTGCTCTTCTGTTTCCTGTGCTTCCATAGCGGCAATACCTTGTGCCTCGGCCTGCATTGCCTCGCCTTCTTGCTGTGCCATCATGGCCTCTTGCTGTCTAGCCATCTCTTCTGCTCGCTTCTTCTGAATGGCTTGGACCTCTTGGGCATCACGCATAATTGATGCAGGGGCATTAAGCTTTAATCCTATCTGACGAACGCTTTCGGCCGGGTCAATAACATCCAGTGCATCAGGCCAGGCCTGACCCGCATTAGCTGCTGCTGCCATAACACGCTCAATAGCACTAACGCTATCTACCTGCTGTGCCCGGGCCAGCGAGCCAAGATAGATGACATCTAGGGCATTGTTGCTCTCAAGCACAACCTGTGGAGGCTCAGGTAGCTGCCCGTCACGGATCAGCATATTGAAGCACCTAGCTACAAGCGGGTTGAGTATGTCGTTTCTGATCTGGCCAAGGGTTGCAGACATATAACGCTGGAGGCGCTCGTATCTAATATTAGCCTCAGTCGCTGACATCGGAGTGCCTTGGCTCTGCGGAAAGTCAAGAGTATCGGTCATGTAATAGGTCTTGATGTTCTCTTGCAGTCGCCTGATCTCGGTATCCATGTCTGTATCAGATCCGCCAGATGGCATAGCTGCAACACCAGCGATACTACGGACTACGGACACAGTGCCCTGACCCATGTTCAACTGGTTAATATTTGACCGCTCTTCTACCAACAATGGCCAGTCGTTAGACTTAGCTGCCTTGCGCAAGTTGGACTTGATGCACTCGTTAAGTGTTAGTACGTCCCAGATGGCCGTCATTGATGGTGAGTGTCCCCACTGGCTGGAGTTGGTGGTGTCCCAGCGGCCAACAAAGGTAGGCATCTCATAGTATCCGCCCTGAGATCCTAGCATCTCGGCCGTGTTCAGCCGTATGTAACAGAAGGCAAAGGGTCTAGCGGAGGGTGCAAGCTTCTGACCCCAGCCCAACACCTTGTTGTTTCTTGGATAGACGCAGAATAGTATCTCGATCTTATCTGTACTCCCGTCCTCCTCCAGCTTAACGATGTCTTCTGGCGTATCCTTACCAAACTGTCGAATGATCTGAACCGGAGTCCACTCAAGCTTACGATAGAACCGTACAGCTCCGCCTTGCAGGTCCTCCTCAAAGTAAGCCTCCTTCAATGGTACGCTCACAAAGTTCAGTCCGTTCCACTCGTCCTTTGGGCCGGGCTTCTCTTCCAGTGTCAGTACAGCTGTACCGAATCCGACTAGGTCCTGATAGACCTTGTTGATCTCAAGATCGAAGTTGGAGTCCTGTAATTCATAGTAAATGCGGTCACTAACCTCTTGTGTCCACTTGTTTACTTGCTTGTTGGTGTTGAGAGTCTCGTCCCGGAACCGGATGTCGAACCAGCGCACAGAGGGTGACGTGATGTCGCCGTGTAGTCTGCTGGCTAAGTTCTTTGCACCCTGTGGGGCTGTTGAGTCGTAGTTGCTTCGGCTCTCAGTCCAGTTGATAGACTGTGGTTGGTTCTGGGTCTGGAAGAATCGACCCCGGTGAGGTTGGATATATCGTGTAATCAGGTCCCAAGTCTGTTGTACAGTCTGTCGGTCAACGCTCTCTTGATTGAAACGCTGGACTAAATCTCTCGTTAAAGCTGTTGAATCGCCCATTTCTCTTCACCGCCACATCAATTTGAATAGATATGTGACGTATATTGTCACTTTGTGACGCTTTACGCAAGTTTTCTACAGAATTGTATGAATTACGCAATTACAGAAAAGATTAGGGTCTGAAGGTTGGCCTAGCTTTTACATTTGCGAACCAGATGGAGTCGCAAATGGAAATCCGTACCAACAAGTATTTGGTGGCCCTGCCAGATTTGTCAGGGCCAGCCTTTAGAGGTAAGTTATTATATTTCGGGTTATAAATTAGGGCCTATTTTGTAACTCCCTTATTTTACCTCAGCAGCAAGCGAGGTTAGGAATTAGCCCCTATTTTGTAACTCCCTCTTTTGTCTCGGCATAAAGTATGGTTAGGGATTAGGGGCTATTTTGTAACTCGTTAGCGGTTGACTTGGATTCTGCCAGATAGGCCGGTCATATTGAGTATAGCTGTGCGCTCTGCTGCCATGATGACTGCGTCGGCCTTGTCGGTGGATCGCCCCAGGCGGCGGATCAGTTCTTGTTTACTCTCAATCATGATGCCGCTGGCTTTGAGTTGGTACGTTGGTGAGCATAGCTCTGCTTTGAGCTGCTGGTCTCGGGGCAGTGAAACGTTGAATCCGTTGGCTGGGTTCAGTATGTCTCTGAACTGCCACCACAGCTGTGCCCTCTTGTTACCAAACTTCAGCGTCCCGGACCAATCTGTCTCATCCTTTGCGCTCTCGGCCACATTTATGGGTACTACTCTGCTATGGATATACATCTTCAAAATATCCACCACACTTGCCCCAATCCCGATAACGTCAGTATGAACCGGGCAGGGAGAGATGCCGAGTAGCTCAATGACCTTGGCTGCTACCGTCTGTCCATCAGGGACCTCATGACCCGGCCACTGTTGTAGCTCATGGTAGTGCCAATCCTCCCGGCAGGCTAGAACTGTGGAGTCTCTACCTCCTCTCGAAGGATCAAGTCCAGCACTCACTATCTTGAGCGGGTTGAATAGCCTTTCCTCCCAGCGGTTCTGGGCCTCCTCTACCCAATCGCTTGGTATTACCTGCCACTCATTGTCTTCCTTGCCAGCGGTGAAGTCACCAAACAGCATCTGCTCACGCAGTGGTGAGGGAAGTGCTTGTAGCTCACGGAGATATTCCTTGCCCAGATACTTGTTGTCGCCCACCTTGGCGGGGATGAAGGTATAGCTCTTTGGATATAGCCACTCATCGTCATCAGAGTGGGGGCTTAGGTTCTTAACGGGGTCTCCGGCATCTACAGGGGTGCGTTTCCCGGCCGTGGTTAGATACCAGCGCAGCTCACCAGGTCCAGCGGGGTTGGCATGGTTGGGGTCTAGCCACGCATCGAACATCTCAGTGAGCCAGAACCCTTCTGAGTTAACTGGAGGGTTGGAGCATAGTAGCGTGCGGGTACGCTGTCCTGGGGTTGTTGTCCTCACCCAGCCTTGTAAGAATTCAACTTGTGATCTGAGCATGTTGGCGGCTTCGTCAATCACCAATAGGTCTCTGGGTCTCCCCTGAAATTTCATCTCATCGCCCATGTTCTTGGTTGAGCCTAAGACTATCTTGCGCTTGATGCCATCCCACGGTGGTATCTTCCACTCACCTGACTGGCCAGAGTAACCAGAGCGTGTAGGGTCCACCAGCTCAGCTATGTGATCCAATACACCGCCTAGCTGCTTGGCTTCTCGCCTGATGTAGAGTATTTCCCGGTGCTGGCATAGAGCTAGTCCTACGGCAAGGCTAGACTTCCCACCGCCAGCAGCACCCCCATAGAGTGTGATGTCAGCATCGGACCAGTAGGCCTCTGTTTGCGGGCCGGGTTGGGGCCTCCACGGTACT